AGAAATAGATTTAACAAACGTAATCCCTGCGGTATCAACATCAATAGGGGCAATCGCTGGAGCATTTCAGTGGGGGCCTGTAATGGATATTGTTACTCTGGGGTCAGAAAAACAATTGGTGGACAACTTTGGTCCTCCTGACGATGATACATTCGAGTATTTTATGCCAGCTGCTTCATTTCTGAAGTATGGTGACACACTTAGAGTAGTTCGAGCAAAGGAAACGGACGGAACTACACACCATATGGTCAATGCCAGAACAGGTGGTGCTGGATCACCAAGAATTTATAATGATGATGAATATCCTGGCACAGGCATGGCAAATACAATGCACTGGATAGCACGGTATCCTGGTGAATTGGGTAATTCATTACAAGTATCTATTTGCGGAACAATAGCATCTGGTACTCAACCATTTGAGGGATGGGAACATAAGGAACTCTTTGATTCTGCACCGACAACTTCCGATTATGTTGCGGATAAGCTTGGTTCTTTAGATGAACTGCACTTTGTGGTAAGAGATACAACTGGAGCATGGGGATTTGGTAAGAATTATGTCCTCGAAACCTTTGCATTTTTGTCTCAGGCAGGAGATGCTGTTTCTTCTGATGGGACTAATAATTTCTATAAAGAAGTTATCAATTCTAAATCTGATTATATCTGGTTCGGAGATATAGCTAAACATCGTGCAACAATGACCAAGGCAGGAGATTTTGCACAGGTCGGCGGAACTGGAACTGCATTTGTATTTCCTACATCTGCTGAAACCCTACAATTGGCAGGTGGTGTTTCTCCAAATGCTCCTGATATGGGTGATATTAAAACTGCATATGAAATGTTTGCAGATACAGAAACGGTAGATGTTAATTTAATTATTGCTGGACATGGTGGATTTGCATCGCAAGCTGAAGCTGTAGAACATTCTAATAATATTATTGCTATTGCGAAGAGCAGGATGGATTGTGTAGCATTTGTTTCGCCTCAAATTGAAGCAACTGTGCGAAATGATACTGCCGCTGACGATGTAAAAACATATGCAGATCTGCTGACATCTTCTTCATATGGTGTTATTGACTCTACTGCATTGTATGTCTACGACAAGTATAGTGATGTGTATCGATGGATACATGCTGCTGGTGCTGTCGCTGGTCTATGTGCATATACTGATGATGTCACTGATCCTTGGTGGAGTCCTGCTGGTTTTAATCGTGGTCAGTTGATGGGTGTTACTAAAATTGCTTTCAATCCTAAGAAATTTGAAAGGGATACATTATATAAAGCCCGTGTCAATCCAATAGTCACATTTCCTGGTGAGGGAACATTGCTATATGGTGATAAAACTGCACAGTCTAAACCTAGTGCCTTTGATCGCATTAATGTTCGCAGATTGTTTATTGTCCTTGAAAAGGCAATCTCAACTGCAGCTAAGTATATGTTGTTCGAATTCAATGATGAATTCACTAGAGCACAGTTTAGGAATATGGTGGAGCCGTTCTTGCGTGATGTGAAGGGTCGTAGAGGTATTTACGATTTCCTAGTAGTATGTGATGAAACCAATAACACGGGTCAGGTAATTGATACTAATCGTTTTATTGCAGATATATACATCAAACCGGCACGTTCTATCAACTTTATGACGCTGAATTTCATTGCCACTCGTACTGGTGTTGAATTTTCTGAAATCGTTGGCAAATTCTAATAAAGGGGAATAGAAATGGCTAATTTAGGAGTTGATGACTTTAAATCAAAACTTATTGGTGGAGGAGCAAGGACTAACTTGTTCCAGGTTACACCAAACTTTCCAGGGTTTGCTGGCGGTGATGTAGAACTTACATCGTTTATGTGCAAGGGTGCTTCTCTTCCGGGTTCCGTAATTACTGCGGTTCCTGTTCCATTTAGGGGAAGAGTATTGCAGGTTGCCGGTGACCGCACATTCGAACCATGGATGATTACTATTATTAATGATGGTAAAATGATATGTCGGTCTGCATTTGAGAGATGGATGAATGGTATTAATTCGCATGAAGCAAATACTGGTCGTTCCAATCCAAATGATTATATGGCAGATATGGTTGTTGAGCAGTTGGACAAAGAAGGAACTGCTGTTAAACGATATGATATTAAGGGATGCTTCCCTTCTGACCTCGCTGCAATCGATTTATCGTATGATAATGAAGGTGCAATTGGTGAGTTTCAGGTCACATTGACATATCAGTATTGGACATCCGATACAACATCATAATTATGTAGGTATATAAATATAGTGGTAGGTCTGGATGGACTACCACTATTATTTTAATGAAAAGGCAAAAAAGAAATGGCTGAGTTTTTTGGATTTGAAATAAAAAGAAAGGGTAATAAGAAGGACGATTTCGAGAATAAAGGGAAATCGTTTGTCCCACCAGCCGATGAGTCGGGCGGTGTAATAACCGTTGGTGGACATTATTCTCATTATCTAGATTTATCTGCTGAACAATTAACTGATGATTCAGCACAGATAAAAAAATATCGTGAAATTTCTTCTGTTCCTGAATGTGATCAGGCAATATCTGATATTATTACTGGTGCTATTGTAGGTGATACCTCTGAACCAGTAACATTGAACCTTGATGATCTTGAGTTATCGGATAAAATCAAGAAGATATTTTATGAAGAATTTGAAAATGTGCTCAGTATGCTTGGGTTCAATAACTGGGGGCATGAAATATTTCGTAAATGGTATGTTGATGGTAGAATATATTATCATATTATCATTGATGAAAAGAATCCCAAGAAGGGAATCCTCGAATTAAGACCAATTGAATCTACACAGATTACTAAGGTTAAAGAGATTGAAGAACATCTTGATCCAGAAACCAAAGTAAAGACTGTTATTGGCGTAAAGGATTATTATGTATACCATGATCCAGAGCAACATTCCAGTGCAGCTGCACTAAAGATTTCTAAAGATTCTATAATCTTTGTTCCTTCTGGTTTACTTTCCCATAAAAAGGATCGTGTAATCGGGCATTTGGACAAAGCCATTAAACCTGCGAATCAACTTCGCATGATGGAAGATGCTCTTCTGATTTATCGTATAGCCAGAGCACCTGAACGTAGAATATTTTACATTGATGTGGGTAACCTTACCAAGGGTAAGGCCGAAGAATATCTTCGTGGTATCATGAACAACTACCGCAACAAGTTAGTATATGATGCGGAAACAGGTGAAATGCGAGATGAAAGAAAGCATCTTAGTATGCTTGAGGACTTCTGGTTGCCTCGTAGAGAGGGTGGCAGAGGAACAGAAATCTCAACCCTACCTGGTGGTCAAAATCTGGGAGAGATTGAAGACATTATATTTTTCCAGAAGAAGTTATATAAATCTCTGAATGTTCCTATTTCTCGATTAGAGTCTGAGGCACAGTTCTCTCTTGGACGTAGCACAGAGATAACGAGAGATGAAGTCAAGTTCCAGAAGTTTTTGGATAAGATATGTTCTAAGTTTGGAGATGTTTTCCTTCAGGCACTTAGGACACAACTAATCCTTAAAGGCATTATTGATAAGGATGATTGGGCAGATATTCATGATAAACTGCTAGTACAGTTTAGTGAGGATACATATTTCTCTGAACTGAAAGATGCGGAAATGATTCGTGAAAGAGTTAATACTCTCAGAGAAGTGGACGAGTTCGTGGGTAAATATTACTCTGTGGATTGGGTCCGTAGAAATATTCTTCTCCAATCTGATGAAGAAATCAAGGAGATTGATAAGGATATCGAGAAGGAAAAGATAAAATATCCTGATGACGAATTCGGTGATGATGGTAATGGTAATGGTAATGGTGGTAACGATAATGGATATGAACCTCCTGCTCCGAAACCAGAGGAACCGGAAGATGATAGAGAGGATGATGACGAGGAAGAGTAGTAGAGAAACACTTTTTTATAAATAATATGAATGAGAAAATATAATGGATAATATTAAGAATTTAATATCGAATATTCATAATGATGATAAATTAGCCAGTGGCGATTGGTTTAATTCAGTTATGAATGATAAAGTTGCAGATGCTT